GATGCTAGTAGTGGAGCTTGTACTTTGTTGACAGGCCCACGTGGACGTATAGGTGTATGGTAACTAAAGGAGTATACAATGGTGGAGAGAGTGAATAAGATAGCTGTGTTGAGAAATGCTATGGAAGGAGAAGCGGAAGATAGGGCTGTGGTACGGGATATGGTAAGTAATGCTAGCCTGTTGCGTTCTAATCTGCTATCCAAGCTGATTGACTCCCGGAGAGATATTGATGATGAGTGTGGTTACCCCAAAAATATTACATCTGCCCAGTACAAGATGATGTTTGACCGGGAAGGGATTGCCAATAGGGTGGTGACAATCTATCCGGAAGAAACATGGGGCAGGGACCCTGAAGTGTTTGAAAATGAAAGCCCTGATGAGACGGAGTTTGAGGGGGCTTTCAAGAAGGTTGAAAAAGAATTTCAGCTGTGGAGTTATCTGGCTAAGATAGATGAAATCAGTGGGATAGGCCGGTTTGGTGTTCTGTTGTTAGGGATTGATGATGGGAAGGACCTGAAGGAGCCTGTGGAAGGGGTAGACAAGGTTGGGAAGAAGGTAGGAAATATCCAGCACAAACTCCTCTACTTGAGGGCGTTTGATGAAAGTCTGGTGACAGTGAAGGAAGTGGAAAAAGACCGCACTAACCCAAGATATAGCAAGCCCATTTCTTACTCAGTCACCTTTGATATTGAAACAGCTTCACAGGAACAGGTGGTTCACTGGAGCCGTATTATCCATATTGCTGACAACCGGCGATCCTCAGAAGTCTATGGTACGCCAAGGATGCAGGTGTTGTTCAACCGTTTGTATGACTTGAGGAAGATTGCTGGTGGTTCTGGTGAGATGTTTTGGAAAGGAGGCTTTCCCGGATATTCATTTGAGATGGCACCGGATGCCAAGCCTCTAACGACTGATGAACTGGATACTTTGAGAGAAACGGTGGCAGATTATGCCAATGGGCTTCAGAGATACTTAACCCTTCAAGGAGTTACCACTAAGAGCATACAGTCCCAAGTGGCGGACCCCAAGAGCCACATAGAAGTACAGCTGGAGATTATTGCCATTGCTATGGGTGTTCCTCAGCGTATATTCATGGGTTCGGAACAGGCCAAGTTAGCATCCATAACTGACTCAGCAACGTGGAACAAGCGCATCAACAGACGCCAGACCAAGTATGTCACTCCTTACATTATCCGTCCCGTTGTGGATAGACTGATAGCGTTTGGGGTGTTGCCGGAGGTAGCGGAGTATGATGTTGATTGGCCTGACCTTGAATCATCTTCAGACTTGGACAAGGCGGAAGTGCTGGCCAAGATGACAGAAGCCTTTGCTAAGTATGTCGCTGGGGGAGTGGACATGCTCATTCCTCCTGAGCAATTCCTGATAATGTTTGCAGGGTTGACAACAGAGCAGGTGAAGGAAATAAACAAAGCGGCGGTGGAATATCAGGATGAGGTAGAGGAAAGGGAAGTGGAACAGCAAAAGGAAATACAGAAGATGCAACCGGCTCCGGCTCCGAGGCAGAACCCTAAAGAGAAGCCGGGTCAGCCAGCCCCTATACCTAAGCCACGGCCAAAAGTAATTAAGGGGGAGTAAGGTTTGAATCTATTAAGGTTAGACCCCACCAGAACAACCTTGTTGCGCAAAAGTTACATGAAGGAAATGCGCAGACGGTTCTTGTCCCTGCTGAAAAAGGTAGTGGAGGCCATAGGTGATTTGGATGTATTAGGGCTGGAGGATAGTCAGCCAATAGCTTTCAACCAAGCCGTTCTCAATCAGATGCCCTCCAAACAGGCATGGAGGTTCCTGACAGATGCTCAAAAGCTGGATGCTTTCAATGTCTGGTTTAATGAGATGGTGGAAGCCGAGATTTTACAAGTTGACTACAAGGGTGAGCCATGGATGGCTAAGTATGTTTATTCTGCGTATAAAAAAGGGAGCCTCCGGGCGTACATTGATTCACACAAGAAACAGATGCTGGAAAAGATGGATTTTTATCAGGGAAAACGGGCACAATTCCTTGAGTCAGCTTTCAACCAGCCGGAACGCCTGTCCAAGCTACAATTCCTCTATACACGTTCTTATGAGGAATTGAAAGGCATTACTTCTTCCATGTCCCAACAGATTGGTAGGATACTGGCAGATGGGATTGCCACTGGAAGAAGTCCCCGGACACTGGCTACAGATTTGGCCAAAGGGATAACAGGCATCACCAAGAAACGAGCTTTGGTCATGGCTAGAACGGAAATCATAGCGGCTCATGCTGAGGGCCAGCTGGATGCGTTTGAAGAGATGAGAATTCAAAATATAGCTGTGATGGCAGAGTGGAGTACGGCTGGGGATGATAAGGTGTGTGAGGGATGTGACGCCTTGGACAAAGTGGTGATGACTGTAGAGGAAGCCCGTGGGTTACTTCCTCGTCACCCTAACTGCCGCTGTGCGTGGATACCTGCCAATGTAGGTGAGAAGGATACATCTAATCAATTTCGTAGTGAAGCTGAAAAGTACAACATATAGCAGAATCACTTAAAGCTGAATTGCCTGAAAGGACAAGAGCCGGTGAGGTTGTTCCCCAAACAGTAGAGGAAGTCCGGGTCCGTTCTTCTTGGCTTGGAAAAGAAGTGGAATTGGGTAAGGGTGTTCTTCCAAGCATTTCCCCATCTTCTGAAATGACTATGGAAGAAATAGCATTTTCTGTAGGGTCCAACAAGGCAATGCTAAATGTGAAAGCTCGTCTGGCGGAATTGAGTAAGAAAGTTCCTTCACTGCAAAAAACAGTGGACAGCATCCGTGCTATAAAGTATGCTGAACAAACACTGGTACAGAAAGAAACAGTAAAGAGATTGTATGCATTGGAAGAGGAGATTGCAGGTCTTTACAAGGTAAAAGAGAATGTTGCAAGAGAAGTTTTTGAGGGGCTTTTACAAAAGGCACCTGGGTGGGAGGGTAACGGGTATGGTTTGGCGTTTTTTGATTCAACAAAGGGATTACCCATCCCTAAGCAGGTGAGCCGGGAATTGTATCTGTCCAAAAATCCTCTGTGGGCATCCTTTGAAAAGAAACTTCCAAAAGGATGGAAAGTGGTTGGAGTAAAGAATTCATATTCTACCACATCACAGTATGGAACGGTGGTAGACCCTACTGGGAAAGAATACTTTGTTAGGATTGCAGACCATCCCGGAAGGATGGATTTGCCAGGTATGGTGGTAAAAAGATTGTTACAAGGAAAGACATAACATTGCTGCCTAATTTCCGATATACTTATTGATGAAAGGGAAAAGGATGTCAGCAATTTGGACACCCAGCGGTTTGCAACCTGATACGTGTTGGCATTGTCGGGTTGGCGGGTGGTTTGACCTGAGTGTTTTTGAGGATAAGGATGGCAATTGGAAGGCCGCTGTGAACTGCACTGTACTACCCGGAGAGGTAAATAATCTTGATGGGGCAAAACAATTTGCAGAGGATACTGCTGAAAAGATGTTGGAGAAAGCATTGAAAGACTTGAAGGAGTAACTTCATGGGAGAGAATGATGTTCATCAGGTAAGATGCCCTGAATGGGACAAGTGTCTAGCCAAGGGAAAGTGCCCCAAAGGGTTTGATAGGGTAAATGGTTGCTATGGGATAGTAGAGAAAGGTCCGGTGAGGGAGAAGTCCAATGGTGGACATACCAAACCAAGCTAATCCTCCGGCTCCGGTTCCTGAGTTTACTCCCAAGGGACAGTTACTGCAGGGCTTCTTTATCCTATGCAAACAGTATGATTACATAGGCCGGTTGATTAGCTTCATGGCCAAGCTGTTGGCTATGAGGAAGCCACCCAGAGAGAATATGTTACAAGTGCTCCAGCGTATGGCAGAGCAGTACAAGGAGATTGGGGAACAATTGAAGAGTATGGGAGGGTTGATAGATGATAAAACCTAAGTGGTCTGTCCAACCTTTCTTCATAGCTGTAGTGTGACAGGAATCGACGCTAAGGATATAATCCTAAGTGGTCTGTCCAGCCTTTTGAATTCTTTTTGTTTGGAGGAACAACATAAGTAGTGTGAGGAAAAGCAGTGTTGCAATATAAGACGGATGGGATGCCTGGGGTAATGAGGTACTAGATGAGGAGAATGCTTTATGAGTTGGATAGGTTTCTATCCTTACTTGTACTCCACCACTGGCCTGTTTGGTCACACTTACATTTTGGGACACATCATTGCAACAAACCTAACCCTAATCATCCTTGTTACAATTATGGGTGTAGGGATGTTGATGGTTATTCATAGTGAGATGGGTGAATATTGAAACGGGCACTTATCACAGGCATTACAGGTCAAGACGGTTCCTATTTAGCCGAATTGCTTTTGAGTAAGGGCTATGAAGTTCATGGCATTATCCGGCGTGCTTCCACATTCAACACTTCCCGGATTGACCACATCTTTGATAGGCTTCATCTCTACCATGGGGATATGACTGATGGAGCTTCTCTGCGACACGTTATAGCCTTGAGCAAGCCGGATGAAATCTACAATTTGGCGGCACAGTCCCATGTCAAGGTAAGTTTTGACTGTGCTGAGTATACCACTGATGTGATTGTGATGGGGACCCTCCGCTTGTTGGAAGCTATCAGGGACTTATCAGAGCCTCCTCGATTGTATCAGGCTTCCTCTTCAGAAATGTATGGAAATGTGGAATCTATCACTGGTGGGGATGTTCAGATTGATGAGGATACCCCCTTCCACCCTGTATCCCCTTATGGGATAGCTAAGTTGGCGGCCCACAACCTTTGTGTGATGTATCGAGAAGTTTATGGACTTTTTATTAGCTGTGGGATACTATTCAATCATGAAAGTCCCCGTAGGGGAGAGACTTTTGTGACAAGGAAGATATGCAAAGCTGTTGCCCGGATTGAGGCTGGGCTTCAAAATGAATTGGAGTTGGGAAATCTATTTGCTAGGAGGGATTGGGGTTATGCCCGGACTATGTTGAAGCCATGTGGATGATGCTTCAAAGCAAGCCGGATGACTTTGTCATAGCTACGAGTGAAACACACCAGGTGAAGGACTTGTGTTGTTATGCTTTCAATTCATTGGGTTTGGATTGGCACCAGTATGTGAAGGTGGTTTCCCGGTTGAAAAGGCCATTGGATATAGATTGTTTGTGTG